GGCGTTATTTTTTGATTTTCAAAAAAAAGTTTTGAATTATTTCGTTTTTGTGACGCAATTGCGCGTTTCTTGGCGAGGTATTCGGCTCCGCGTTTGGCGTTGCATTTGTGGCAGGCAGGCACCCAGTTCTCAATGTCCATTGGGTCGTGGCCGCGGTCGACTTCGATGAGGTGGTCGACTGTGGTTGCTTTGGCTCTTTTGCACCAATGGCATGTTGTGTTGTGTTGTAGGAATTCGAGTCGTTGTGCTTTGTAGGCGGGTGTGTCGATGTCGCGTCGGGGTTTGCCTTTGGATGTCATGGGCGTGCGAGTCCGTCGCCTTTGCAGTCCGGGCAGAACGTGGGGAGTCCGGCGAAGCCTTCAGCGATGACGCCTTGCCCATGGCAATACCCACAGAGTTTTGGTTCACTCTCTAAGACACTCTCTGATTCTTTTACCGTTCTTGGTAATAGTTCTTCTTTAGACGACTGGTTTTCCGACGTCGGTTTTTCAGGCGTCGGTGAGTCTTGTTTTCCACGCCATTTCCCCAGGATGTGCACAGCCTTCGGGGTGTCGAAGAAGTGCAGCTCTGTGGTGTAGCGGCCGCGGTCGTCTTGGGCTTTGACGCGCCTGGCGTAGCCGGCTCGGATCAGTTCGTTGATCGAGGCTCGGATGGCGTCGCGGCCTTCAAGGCCTTGGCGGGCGAGGGTGTCGGCGCTGGTGCGCCAATTGTCGGGCATTGACAGGACGTAGGCGAGGACGCCGCGGGCCCGGTAGGACAGGTATGGGTCGCGTAGTGCTCGGTTGGGTAGGACGGTGAAGTCACGCTCGATGCGTGGTGTTCTGACAATCATTGTGTTGGGGCTTTCTGTTGGGTTAGTTTGTTGGGTTTGCATCGCGGATGCCTTTGAGGCGTCGCTGGATGAAGTGCAGGTCTGTGGGCCGCCAGACGTAGGTTTCTGCCCCGGTGGCGTCGAGGGTCCGGCACCAGTCGACCTGGGCTTCGGTGAGGCGGCCTTTGACGGTTTTACATTCGACGAACAGCAGGCCGTGGCGCTCATGGGCCATAACCAGATCGGGGAAGCCGACGTGGCCCTGGACATGGGTCAGCCACCTGCCGGTGCTGCTCATGCCAGGGCGAACGTGGTGCACTTTCCAGCCGTGCAGGATCGCGAGGGCGATGACCTGATCTTGGAATTGTTTTTCCGAGATTGGCCAGGGTTCACTCATGCCGGTGCCCATAGTGCTGCCAGACGTTGACGACTTCGTTGGCCGCCTCGATTTGGTCGCGGGCCGCGGCACGGAGCCGTAGATGCTCCTCAAGCAGGGCGTTGTAGTCACCGGCCAATACGACTCGTACCCATTCGTTTGGTGCGATCTCGACGAAATGGTACGGCTCGGCGTCAGGTCGGAATGGCCACGGCAGGCCGTCGGTGCGTTGTCCAGGGTCATTCACCGGCTGCCTCCTTGAGTTCGTGCATGGCGGCGTGCATCGTCGTTTCACGAGCCACGTCACGCCACACCGCGGCTTCCGACCGCAAGCGCTCAATTTCGTCAGCTGCTTCGCACAGACTGAATTTCAGCGGCCAGCCAACCAAATCGTCCGCGTCGATGTGGGCGCGGGCGTACGGTGCGATGCGGCGCAAATGGTCGACAATGTCGTGCTCATTCATAGCGCGGCCCCGAGCTGCTGGGATGGTTTGCCTGGCTGTGGCGGCGTGCCCATTTGGCCCGGCGGCGTGCCTCGAGGTCTTGGTAGTAGGCGTCAAACGCTGACACGATCAGCACAGCGAAAATGGCCGCGGCGCTGAACAGCACTAGGTGGGTGATGAACCATTTGAGCATTAGAAGGGCTCCTCTTCGTCGGTGATGAGCATGGCAGGCAATTCGCCGCGCTTCAGGGATTCGATCAGTTTGGCCGCGTCGCTCGAGGTGAGATCGGCGGGCAGCTGCGGCACCAGCGGTGGTTTGAGTTTGCGGCACAGGTCGGCGATAAAGATGCGCTGCTTTTCGGTGGCGACGCCGGACGGTTTGCTGCCGTATTGGGCTGGTTGGCCGCCCATGCGTTGCACCTTGGTCATTTCTTCGCGGCTCGGACGCTTGGTCGGATCGGATCCGGCGAAGCCACAGTTGGCGAGGGCTCGACCGACAGCCGACGTTTCGCAGTTCTCGACGTGGCTGGTTGAGTTGACGCCGCGTTCTGTGACGTGTTCTTCGGCCCAGCCGGTGGCGACGAGTGTGCCGTCGACGTAGAGGCCTGCTTTGAAAATGCACCAGTCGTCGCCGCGGTGCACCATTTCGGTGATGACGGCGGTGTGGCCGTCGGTGGCTTCAAGCCAGCGCGCCAGGCGGGCGCTTACTGGCTCGTAATCGTCAAGGTTGAATGTCATGTTGGGGCTCCTTGGGTTATTGGGTTGTCACGGATGATCTGGTGCCCCACGGCCGCCAGCCGTAAAGCTTCCAGAGCTCTAGCCCGACCTTGAGGTTGCGCCTCGGGTCGGTTAGATCTGTTCGGGCTGTTATGTAGCCCTGTCGGGTTGCCCATCCGACGTTGCTGCCGTTGATTTGCAGCAGGCCGTATGAGCCGCCCCACGGGTCGCGTGGATTGTGCGCCGTGGGTGTGCACCGGGACTCGCGCCACATGATGCGGGCCAGTTCGTAGCGTTGCGATTTGGGCCAGCCGACCTGTCGTGCGAGGTCGACGTAGCGTTTGCATTCGGGTGACACAGCGGCGTCTGCCGGTGTGGCGTTGAGTGTTGCGGCGATTAGCACGGCTGCCGCGGCTCGCCTAACGGCGGGCTCCTCGGTCGAGGGTCATGGCGGGGTTCCTTCCTTCGATCAGCGACCGCCAAATGGTCAGTCGTTGGGCGTGGTCGTGCGCGCCTCCGCGTCGCGCTGTGGTTGTCGTGCCGGTGTTCTCAATTGTCCCGGCGCGGCAGGCCGCCAAAAGCCTAGCGGCGAGCCCTTTGCCGACCGGGAACGTCGCGGGCAGTTCGGCCCATACGTCGTCGGCGGTGATAAAGGTTTTTTTGGCCGCGGCGTTGCGGATCGCCTGATCCACAGCTGCGGCTTGTTGGGTTGTCCATTTGGCGTCAGCCGAGCCCTGTGAGGCCTCAAGGCCGCGCTCCAGGTTGCCGATCGGATCCTGTGCACAGACGTAGTGGGCGTCTGTTTGGCCGATCATCATTGGCCGCTGACAGATGCGGCAAAGCGGGTATTTCTTCACGTTTCCTCCTGGTTGGGGTCAGGGTGCGAACGACTTTAGCGAACTTTACGCCGGGGGTGTGGGATTACCCGCAATACTGCCAATGCCAGGCTTCAAACTCGGGTGACGACGGGTCGTCCGACTGCAGATAGAAGCCGTAGGTGGGGGCGTTCAGGCAAAGCCAGTCAAGAACCTTTGCGGTGGTCACGTCCAGGTCGATGGCGAGGCCGAGGCCGTGGTTGCTCTTGCCGGGTGTTGAGCACGGTGCCATGCCGGGCTTCAAATACCACGTCTTGCCTTCGTAGGTGCGGGTGACTTGTGGTTTGCGGCCCAGATCCTCAAGGGCATAGCGCTGCTTGAACAGGCCGAGTTGCGCGTCGAAGGATCGGTAGTCGCCGACGTTGCGAAGCTTGATGCCCGACTTGGCCGCCTGGTCGTACATCCGATCAAAGGCTTCGGCGGCCTCAACGTACATTTGGCCGCCACACTTCACCGGGCGAAGGATCTTTCCCGACAGTTTCCCGTTCGGAACAGCCTGTAGGGCCGTAGGAACGACGAGTTTTTTGTAGGGGTACTTGGATGCCTTTTTGGGCTTCTCGGCCGCCACAGGGGCTTCTGCGGGCTTGACGGCGGCTTTCTTGGCGGCTTTCTTGACAGCCATCGGCTAGGCGCCTTTCTCTTGGAGGATTTGCAGCGTTTCTGTGGCGGTCGCGGTGACGGCCCACAGCTCCTGGCCGCGGGGGATAAAGAACTGGATCGGCGTGGTGTGCTTGACGGTTTCTAGGCCGCTGGTTGATGTCACGTCTGATCCGCCTAGGTAGACGGTGCCGTTACCGGCGACGTGCAGGTAGACGTATTGCGCGAACGGGTTGCTGGCCACCACTTTGCTGGCCGTGGTCGTGATTGTGTGCTGTGTGGCTTTCATGCGTCAGGTTTTCCGTCTCCGTCGAGGTCTTTTTTGCCGCCGCTCGAAATCATTACGCCGGACAGGGTGCCGGACAGGAACAGGACGATCGGCGAAATCAGGTTCAGCAGCTCTTTGTCGGTCTCGGGCATGGTTGGGCCTTGGGGGATGAAAAGCAGGTTGATGAACACGGCGACCATTGTGAGCACCAGGGTGCCAGCGAGGGTGATGCCGACCCAGAAGCGGAGCCGAGCGTTCAGTTGCTCGGGTGTGTATGGGGCTCGGTTTGGGGTGAGTTTGTCTAGCACGTCAGGGCCTCCGTTTGGCCTTGGTCTGGTGTTGCGATTGGGCTGGTGAGCGCACGGTTTTTGGTTCGGATCGTGGTTGCTGGTTGGCATTCGATCCAGGTTTTGTTGTTGCAGCTGCTAGCCAGCACGGTGAGTAGCGCCGCCACGATGGCGACGCGGGTTTTCATTCTCGATGATCTCCGATCCAATGCGGTATTTCATTTTGTTGTTTTTCCCACTCAGCGCGTTCTTCTTTAGTCATTTCTCTAACTGTTTGTTCGCCTGTTTCGGGGTCGTAATTGTGAATGAGTGGCTGTTCCATTTATGCCTTTTCGTAAATAAGTGTTCCCGTATTGCGGTAATTTGCGACGGCGGTGTTCCCTGCCGCGTAAAGAATAAACGAGCCCGTCGTTGTGTTTGTGCAGTCGATTGAACCCGTATGGCCGATTACGGCTACTTCGCGCATTACGCCAATGGCCCGGGCGCTTTGCGCCGTGAACGGCAACGTGAACGCCATAAACCCTGTAGCAGTCCCGACAGTCGTTACCGTTGCGTCAATACGCACGATGATCAGGTTTTGAATTCGGCAATACCGAGCCTGATTTGTCGTAATCGTTGTAAATGTGCCGCTCGATGCCGAATACGTCGGGGTCCACGTTTCCCAAACAGCGCCGATTTGATTCATTATCGCCGCGGTCAACACTTGACCGCTAGTTAGTCCTGCCGTGTATTGCGTTGCCATTTAGAACCCCAATCGGTTTTCATCTAGTTTGCCCCAATGGGCGTCATTCAATAAGAGATAGTTCAACGCTTCGCGGTCGGAAAGGTTGAGCGTGATCCGCGTTTGTGCCGGGTTGGCGCTTATGACGCCGCCCTCGATGGTTGCGTAGTAACTGTTCGTGCGGAGCGTGATCTTGGCGCTGTTGCCTGGCATGTATTTGATCGGCTCGTTAGCCGTGTCAATGGTGACAAGTTGCGCCGGCGTTTGGGTCGCCGATCCGAGCTGGATGAGCAGATAGTTCGCCCAGTCAAGCGCGTCTGCTTCGGTTTGGTTGTAAGTTTCTTGTGAATAGGCGCGGACGCCGCTACCTGCCGATTGGCTGTCTAAACCTGTGGCGTTAACAAATACCAGGTCAAAATAAGAGTCGGCCAGACCTTCAAATTGGATGCCGTTGTAGCGGGTGTTTCCAACAACGTCGGAAAAAAGGATTTCGTTGAAAAGGTTGTCTGGGTCGCCTGACCACGGCAGGGACTCGTAACCGATCCATTTGACGCCCAGGTCGACCCGGTGCGCTTGAATGTAAGCGCCGGCTTGGTTTGTGAGTTTTTGCAGGATTTGAGTGCCGTTTGTGCCTTTAGGGTCGCTGATCGCAGAGGTCGTGCTGTCGCCGCCGTAATAGTCGAAATTGAGGCCATACGTCGTCGCTAGGCCCCATGCGACGTCACCGGCACCGAGGCCCGCGCCAACGGACGCGTCGGTGTCGAGGTAAATACGGCCGATTTGTGCTAAAGCGTCCTCGAGGGTTATTTCCCAGGTGTCTGCTGTTGCAGCTGGGTTGTATGTCCAGGTGAAGTCGGCAACTGCCAGAATGAATTGTGTGCCAAATTGGTTTTCGGAAAATTTGATCCAGTCGCCGACGCTGATCGTCGGCAGCGATGACGGGTTGACGCCTTCAATAGTGCCTGCACCGGAGCCCCATTGGTCGGTGACGGATCGCCGGCCGTAGCGGTATGTCCAATTTTGGCATAGGCCGCTGATGTTTGTGTACGACGTTCCCTGGTTGCTGCTGTGTGAAATTGTCCAGTCGTAGTTGGACATTAGGCCGCCACCTTGATTGGCAGCGGGCCTGATTGCAGCATGTAGCGACGTAGGGCGTCGACTACGGCTTGCGGGTCGCCGCCGTTCACGTTGATTGTGACGTTGCCGCCCATCTGCCCCATGCGGTCAAGCGGCACCACAGCCTCTGGGCCCGCTTCGCCAACCAGCGCAAGCGTCGGCTGCATCACTAGGCCGCCGTTAGCGAGTTCTGGAATGTTGGGTACGTCGAAGCCTTTGCCGCCGAGCCCCGGCACCCACGACGGGATTTTGAACGACAATTTGCCGATCGTGTTATTCCACGCTTTGGCGATGGTGTTGAACATCGTCTTATAGACGGTGAGGTATGCGCCGACGGCTGTTTTGATGGCGTCGACGGTGCCGGTGAACGCTGCCTTGAGTGCTTTGCCAATGCTGTCAACAATGTCGCGGAACGGCTCGAACTTCTTGTAGGCGAGGACGACAGCTGCTCCGATGGCGACGATGGCTGCGGTGGCCAGGACGATCGGGTTGGCTGACATGGCGAGGTTGAACGCTTTTTGAGCGACTGTGGCCGCGGCCTGGATGACTGTCCAGGCTTTCATGGCCGTGTTGGCGATGAGGACGGCCGCCGAGATTGCGCCGAAACCGACACCCAGCGCCACAATCAGGTCGGTATTCTCCGAGACAAATTTGGCGAGATCCTCGAGGTACGGCAGCAGTTTCTCAATGATGGGGATGAGGGCGGCTCCGATTGACTCCTGGGCTTCGCCAATGGCGGTCTGCATCCGCTTGAACCGGCCTTCGGCTGTTTCGGCAGCTGCGGTGGCCGCGCCGCCGAACGTCTCGGACATGATCTTGCCGAGCTCTTGGAATGACGCGCCTTCCTTGATGATGCTTCGCATCGACGGGTCAAGGGTTTGCAGGGCTTTGTAATTGCCGTTATACGCTTTGCTAAGTGCGTCAGCAACAGCGGTGACGTCTTTGCCTGTTGCCGCTGAAATGTCTAACGCGAGATTGAGGTTTTCAAACCCGAGTTGCAGACTGCCTGTGCCACGGGCCAACGACGCCAAAGCGTTGCGGAGGTCGGTGTCGGCGACGCCGGTGGCCAGCGTCATTTTGCTAATCATTTCTTCCATTGACTCGACTTGACGGTCGGTCGCTTGGGCTGAAATTTTTAGTGTGCGTGCCAGTTCAATAGCGGACTTCTGATCTTCCATCGCCGCTTTAGCTGCGGCGGCTCCGGCGATTGCTAGGCCGCCAAGTGCGGCTGCCGCCGGGATTGCGGCTTTCTTGATTGCGAACTGTGCTTTCTCGCCAGCGGTCTCAAGCTGTTTGAACTCTTTGATTGCCTTGTCGATGCCTTTGCCGTCGAACTCGGAAATGATGGGAATGTTGATTGCCATTTAGAGTTCCTTAGCCACGGTTCGCATGGCGTCTTTGACGGCTTTTTCCATTTCGGTTTGCACCTTGGGCAGGTTGCGGTCGGCGGCTGGCCACATGAAGCGGGCGACGCGGCCAAACTTGTTGAGTGCGGTGCCGAGCGGGTTGGCGTTTTTGCCCGCAAACTCAATGATGCCTGCGGCGGGGTCGGTGTTTTGCACTTTGATGACGGAACGGGCGTCGCGGCGCGTGTCCACCTTGTGCTTTACACCCGACCGGGCTTTCTTAGCGTCGTACGGGAATTTCTTGTTGCCGCGTTGCGTCCAGTTGCGTTCCATGCCCGACAGCAGCTGCTGCGGGTAGGCGTTCTTTGCGTCCTCAACGATCGGCGCGACGATCTGCTTGGCGTCTCGGTTGAACTGCTTGCGGAGCTCCGGGTCAAGTTTGCGGAGGGCTTTGACTGCGTCTTTAGCGCCGACAATTTCGGTGCTGGCTGTCACGCTCACTTGTGCCCTCCTTTTCGCTGCTTGTTGATGATGTCAATGGCCGTAGCAAGATCTCGAGCGGTGAACTCGATCTCTGGCGGCCAAAACCCTGTGGCGACTAGGAGCTCGGCTAGGCCTCGGCTCCAGGTGCCACTTGGGAAGGGTTTGCGTCGTCACCGGCGAGCACGTCAAGGCTGACGATCTTTTTGACGTAGTCGTCAAACACGACCGGCACCGGGATGCCTGCTGTTTTGCTCGCTTCGTAGGCGAGAAAGGCAAGATCTTCGGCACCGATACCTGATGCGAGGTCACCGGCGCGACGCTTGAATTTGCGTTCCCAGGTGACGACGTTGAACAGGTTTGTGGTGACAACCTTGGCTCCTTCGCCGGTGTCGACGCTGATTTGAATTTTCATGGTTCTCCTTGCACGGTTGGAGTGGTTTGGTTAGATCAGGTGATGTCGCGGGCCCAGGTGCCGCCGGTGAAGGTGACTTCCTGGGTGGAGAGCTCGCCGACGGTCGAGTTGACCGGGGTGAACGACTCAAGGAAACAGCCGGTGATCGTGTACTCGGGGTTTGTGGCCGACTCGGTGGTGCCCGAGGGGCTGATGACGAGTGTGGCGGTGCCGCCGTTGACGACGTCGTAGAGCGTGGCCTCGACCTCGCCCGAGCCGTAGCTGTTGAAAAGGGTCAGCGACACTTCGACGGACTGCAAGCCCTTGACGAACTGGTGGCCGGTGTTGCCGAACGCCGTCGCCTCGAGCGCGTCGTAGCCGACGGTGATCGTGCAGCTCGAGCAATTGTCGGACACGTCGACGCTGCCGCCGGGGCCGGTGATGTTGACTGTCGCGTTCCCAAGGAACGTGGTGGTGGCCATGTTTAGTTTCTCCTTGCCGCGATTGCGACTGTCAGGTTGTAAGCGGGTATGACTTGATCGCCAACGGTGACGGTGGCGGGTCGGCCGCCGGTGACGGCCAGGGTTGTCGACGCCATGATGGTGTCGGCGGTCGTGATCAGGTAGTCCTCGGCGTCCTGGTTGCCGGGTGGGGCCGCCAAGATCAGCAGGTCGAAGCGGATGTCCCCGACGTTGTAGGTGAACGCGTCGAACGTCGGCGGGTTCACCAGGACGGTCATCGGGCGGGCGTTTCGCGGGTCGATGACAGCTGCGAGGCCGAGCGCGGTGAGCGCGTTGACGACAGCTGTGCGGGACTCGGCGAAAATGCCTGTCGCTGACATCAGGCCACCTGGCTTCGGCGGATGCCGAGCAGACGCATGATTTGCCCCATGGTGCCCATCGGTGCGGTGACAGCCATGTCTTGAAACGACGCATAGGAGTCGATCGAGCCGCGTTCACGGTAAAGGGCCGCGGCGTACATGATCGTGCCGAGCTTGACGGCGCTACTTGGCACGGTGGAGAGGGACTCGCCTTGATAGCCAGCCATCTTCCGTGCCTTGTAGGCCCAAGCGTTGGCGGCATCCGTGCATACCCCAACGAAGGTTGTGTCGTTGGCGGTAGCCACGGAAATACCGAGCCACGACAGAACGTCTGCAGCGACGATCCATGTGCACGTTTCTGTCCAGGTGACGGTGCCCGACATTGAGTCGCGGGCGACGTCGCTGCCTGCCGAGGCGACGAGCAGCTGGTTCGTGATGACGATGTCTGTGTCGTAGACGAAATCGCCTTCGGTGTCGATGCCGTCGAAGTAGTAGACCGGGACGGCGAGCACCGTGAAAGTGCCGTTGAACCCGGTGGTTCCTGTGACGGTGATTGACTGGCCGATGCCGATTTCTGTCGTCTCTAGGGTCTGCACAATGGCGTAGCCGTCGACACGCTGGGTGTGGGTGACGGTGAAAACGGCCATTGTGCAGAGCTCCTAGGTGAGACGGTCAGCGGATCAGACGAACGCGGCCTTGACGAACTTCGACGAGTCGATCATGAGCGTGGCGAAGTAGCCGCGCCATGCGATGGTGCGCGAGATCGTCGACGGGTTGTCGATCGAGATTGCGCCCTTCTGCTGCTCGAAGATTTCGTACCCGGAGGCGTCGCCCACGATGAGGGTGCCGGAGGCAAAGTTGCGGTCGACGACGACCTGGAGGCCGAAGGCGTTGCCCGACGTCGAGCCAGGGGTGAGCTGGCCGAAGGCGTTCATTGGGCCGATCTGGGGGAACAGCGGTCGGTCAGCGGTGTCGCTGAGGCCGAGCAGGTCTTGCCAGATGCCGGGGGACAGGAACAGATGGGTCGGCAGGTTGCCGTTCGACGACGACAGAATCGACGCCGCGGAGGCTGCGATCCACGACGCCCAGTAGGCGGGGTCGCTGGCCGACGTCGCGGTGAAGTTCGACGTGGTCGTTGCGCCCGAAGCCAAGTTGTCTGCCGCGACGTTGTCGGTCGTGTTGGCGTAGATGCGGCCCATGTCGTCAAGGATGAGCGACAGCACATTCGGGTCAGTCCAGTCAAGATCCTGTTCCGAGATCGTGACGTAGCCACCGTAGGCGGCCTTCGTGACCTGGTTGTTGTACACCACGAAGGTGCCGGACTGGAGCGCCGCGTTCTCGGCCGACTGCACAGCCATCGACGTGTGCGTGGTCACTTCGGGGCGGATGAACACCTTGCCGCCACCGGGCATTGCCTTGACGCCGATCGCGTCGACGACGGGGCGACGACCGACGAAGTTGTTGTACACCGGGCCGACGATCGGCGTCGGCAGGATGCCGGGGGTGTCGGTGGTGATCACGTCGGGTGCCGCGGCCTTGATGGCCTCGCGCATCTGGTGCCATGCCGAGCCGCCAGCGATGGCCGCCGACAGGTACTCGACTGCCGTCGGGAACTCGACCTGCTTGCGAGCGGTCGCGTACACGAGCGGGCTGACGGGGTGGGTTGCCGGTGCCTCTTGGGCCTCGGCCTGGATTGCTTCTGACACTTGTTCCTCCTCGGGGGTGTCTTGTGGGTTGGTTTCGTCGTCCTCTGGATCGGCCGAGGCGGCGATTTCTGTGATGACCGCGTCCGAAAACGCGGGCACGGCAACAAGCGACAGCTCAATCAGGTCAGCCTTTGAGACGACCATGACGCCTTGCTTGTCGAACTTGAACTTGGTCGGGTTTGCGCCGACGGACACGGAGTCGTAAGCACCGGACTTGAGGAGCGCGACTGCATCGCGACTCGCCCGCGTGTCGGCGAGAGTTGCTTCAAACTCAAGCCCGGTTGCGGTGTCCGTCAACTTGTTGACGACGCCGCGAAGTTGTGTCAAGTCGTGGTTCTCGACAAGTTTGGCGGCCTTCTGGTTGACGTCAAACGCGCCGGGCAGGAACTTGACTTGCTGGCCGCCAGAGACGGTGGCGGTGACATTCCACGGGACGGCAATACCCGAAATTTTCGGGGCGTATTCTTCGTCGTCAGGGTTGGCTGCGAGGATTTCGACGGCGGCGTTGAATTTGATCATTCAAGATCCATTTCGTCTTGGGGAAGATCCGGGGCGGGCTCTTCACGCTGGATTTCTGGTGACTCAACCATGAACTCTTCGAGGTATTCCTCAACGTCAAATTGGACGTGGCGGCCGTTCGGCAGCACGTCGTTCATCGACAGGCGTTCCTGGATCGAGTGGAGGATCGGTCGGGCACCGAACAGGATCAGGTCTTGACGCGACTGCTGCGCGTTCTGGTATGTCATGCCGGACTGATCAATGCCGAGGAGATAGCCAGGGATGTCCAGCAGGCGGGCCATCTCGAGCGCCTGGTATTTGCGTGACTCGACGAGCTGCAGCTTGCTCGGATCGCTTGAGAATTCTTTCCATTCGACAGCGGAGTTGAGTGCGCCGATCGCCGAAACGCGGCGGGCGTTCGCCCACGCGGCCGCAAGTTCGCCAAGCTCTTCGGATGACATGGGTTCCGAGTTGCTGGTCTGCTGAAGGTACCCGGCAGCGATTTCGGTGGCCGAGAAACGCTCGGCGGCCTGATCGAGGCGAAGTGCAACGCCAACCGATCGGCGGCCCGCGTACACGATGCCCTGGTTGGGCGACAGGAACGTGATCACGTTGCTGACGTCCAGCGGCAAACCGTTGAACTCAAGATCGTCCGGCATACCGAACCACTCTGGGCTGGCGGGCATCTTGGTCGAGTACACCATGTTCGCCGGGAGCCATTCGAAGGTGGCGGGGAAGCCGGTGGAGTAGCGCGACGTGACGGCCCAATGCGCGCGGCCGTACATGATCAGGTCACGGGCGGTTTTGCCCATGATGAACTGGCGCGGAACCTTCGGATCGGGACGCGACATCCACGTTTCGCCCTGGACGAAAATCTTTTCGTATTCCTCGCCTTGCCATTGCAGGACGTAGGACTTGAGGTCGAGGGTGCCGACGACGGTGGTGATCAGCGAAACGGCGCGAGCAATCGTGGGGACAGATAGGGCAGCTTCTTCGGAAGCCCCAACGCTGTACGAATAGAACTGCCCTATCTGAGATGCGCCAGCGGCTGCGCCAATGGGGGAAGAGGCGACTGCCGGTGCTTCGATCTTTTTGCGGAAGAGCCCCACGGTGCGATTGTGCGCTTGCCGTGTAACGCATTGCAAGGCTTTGCGAGAAAGATAGAGATTGATCCCCTACTGGGCGAAGGCGATGGCGGCGCGGGTTTTCTGCTGTGGTCGAGCGACCAGCGCGGCGGCCCAAATCATGCAGCGGGCCAAAGTGATCAGCCCCGGCGACTTTTGGCTCGAGAGCACAAAGCCCGCGGCGGTGCGTACCCCGACGGCACGGTTGACGTGCTCCGACAGCATCTGTTCACCAGAGTGCACTAGGCGGCCCTCGAGGATGAGCTGCCGCACCATGCCGGTGTGGGTCAACAGTTCGTTGTAGCCGACGATCACTTTCTTGCGTTCGTAGGCGGCCGGTGCGATTGACGCCAGGCTTGGGGTGAGGGCGATGCCGGTGACGGTGGCCGCCAGTTTGTCAATCTCTGCCCAGACACCGGGAAGTGTGTCTGCGATGAAGGCGACGGTGCAGCCGATACGGCCGTCGGGCATCAGCACCGCACGGATCCCGGCATAGGTCGAGTCGTCGATGCTGGAGTCCACGGCGAGGATGCCGCCGTCGGGGATGTCCTGCACGATCAGCTTGTCGAACACGCCAGGTGCCAGCCACGACTGGGCGCTCGAGATCCAGAGGTTCAGCGACGCTCGGTGGAAGGCCGCCTTGTCAGCCATCTCGGACTCATCGCGGAGCGTCTCAAGATCCAGCAGGTGCCCGATCGCTGGGTTGGCCATCGGCCAGTACACCTCGTCGGTTGTGTCGACCCCTGACGGAATTGACCATTCGGCGAAGAACAGTTTGCTGTCGGCCCCGGTGTCAATCGCCCGCAAACCCTCCTCGCGGAGCTTGAGCATGGCGTGGGAGTCCTCGGTGCCTGCGGTGCTCCAGCACGACAGCAGAGAATGACGCCGCGCACGCTGGGATGGGATTGCGCCATTGAAGATCACATCGGCGGAAATGTTCCACAGCTCGTCGGCAATGATGAAATCTGGGCTGAAGCCGTGAAACGCTCGCGGTGTGGCGGCCTGAACCAG